CACCTACATCTACATAGCCATACGCCGTGGCCCGATGAAAGTGCCTACTGATGCGAGTAAGGTGTTTACACCGCAGACAACAGGTAACGGAACATTAAGCTCACAAATTGAATACCCAGATACCATACTGAATTACAACTTGGCTGCAACAGCGGGTTGGCAGATGGTAGACAGGTTGCGCAATCTATTAGATGGTTTTACAGCGAACACGTCTGGTAATACCACCACGAACCCCTATTTAATTACAAATTCTACCGCCGCCGAATCAACATCTAACTGCCGTGTTGGCGGTTTAGGTATTGCTAGGGGAATTGCAACGCAAGGTTCTTGGTTCCCGGCAGATCCCGGAACTATTGCAAGTGGTAATTTTGCCACAGTCTATTTTTTCAAACGCGCCCCATCGTTTATGGATGTCGTTTGCTACACGGGGACGGGTTCTGCAACCACGTTTAGCCATAACTTACAGGCCGTACCTGAGTTGATGATTGTGAAGCCTCGTCTGACTGCTGGTAAATCTTGGTGGGTTTACTCTGCGGCAACTACTAATGCCGATTATCTTTTGCTAAACACAACGGGTGCTAGGGCAACTGCGTCTGCTGTATGGAACAACACCACGCCAACAGCATCTGTATTTTCTGTCGGCACAGGCGGGCAGACTAATATCGCAAGTGAACCAACAGTCGCCTACCTCTTTGCAACCTGCGCTGGTGTTTCCAAAGTAGGCTCATACACAGGCACGGGCACAACGCTTCAAATTAACTGCGGATTTACAGCAGGCAGTCGGTTTATCCTTATAAAACGCACCGACAGCACGGGCGACTGGTATGTGTGGGACACGGCCAATGGTATTGTTGCTGGTAACGATCCTTATCTTTTGGTTAACAGCGCGTCTGCTCAAGTGACTGGCACAGATTATGTTGATACTTACAACGCTGGTTTTGAATTGTCTTCTACCGCACCCGCTGCTTTGAACGCAAACGGCGGCACTTACATCTTCTTGGCTATCGCATAAGGAAACATCATGCAAATCAGAATTAGAACGTCCGGCGCAGTCATGTACGAAGCGGAGTTTCGTGCGTATCAAAAAGCCAATGGTGGCCCATCATGGGAAACAACAACAGATGAAGTCCTAGACAGCTTAGGCGCTGATGTAGTCTTTGAAGGTCCACAAGCTACTGGCAGTACTGTTTACCAATACTCGCAAGCCTCTGGTGTAGAAGAAATCGACGGCAAGTGGTACACCAAGCACGTGCTTGGCCCTATCTTCACAGATATCCCTGCAACTGAAACTGAGCCAGCAATTACCGCTGCTGAACAAGAGACAGCTTATAAAGCTGCTAAAGACGTTGAACAGGCTAAATCTATACGCAATTCACGTACAGTGTTGCTCAAAGACAGCGACTGGACACAACTTGCCGACAGCACTGTTGATAAGGCTGCATGGGCTACATACCGTACTGCCCTGCGGGATGTGCCAACGCAAGCTGGTTTCCCTTGGACAATTACTTGGCCTGACGCACCATAGGGGCTGTAAATTGATCCGCTCAGCATCCTCTTTGCAGCTAACGCTTGCGTTGCCGCTATCAAGCAAGGATGCAAACTCTACAAAGACGCTAAAACGTCTTTCATGGAGATCAAGAAGACTGTTGATGAAGTTGCATCAGATGTCAAGGCAGTCAGAGGATTCTGGGCAAAGCTCTTCGGAACAGCGCCCACCTCAAGCTCCAAGCCTGTGGCGAAAAAGAAAGAAGCCTACGTTGCCGTTGACGAAACCCAAGTCATGGCTGACATCGTTACTCAGTTGTCCCAATTCTTTAAGCTGCAAGAACAGCTTGCTGACCACATAAGGGAAGAGGAAGAGAAGAGCAAAACTGTCTACGACCCCGACGCTAACCTGATGGAGGCCGCCCTAAAACGGGTAATGGCTCAAGACCAGATGGCGCTGTTGGAGACGGAGATAAGAGAGGCGATGGTGTATGGCGCCCCCAAAGAGATGGGTGCCTTGTACTCAAAAGTGTTTGATATGCGGGATGTCATCAAGGTCGAGCAAGACAGGGCAAGGAAGAAACGGGATGATGAGTCATGGCAACGCAAGGAGCAAGAAAGGCTGCTAAAGGAAAGGCAGGCGTACCTGCTGGCGACTATCCTATTCCTCCTATATATGTGGTTGCTCCTCGGCCTCTTGCACAAGATTGGGAGATAGTTGTGGGATGGATAGCGGCTTTGATTCTTGTGGTGCTGATGCTTCCGTTGCTGGGGATGTTGTATTTGGATGTGCTGGAAACGAAGCACGAAGCCAAGATTCAGATTGAAAAGATGGAAAAGTTACGCAGAGACATTGAAAAGGAAAAACGAGATGATTCCAATAGTCGCATCCCTCCTCGGTAGCCTAGCCCAAAACGGGTTGACACTGCTATCTAGCGCCATTCAAGCCAAGGGCAAAGAGGTGGTAGAGAACACACTGGGCGTAAAGATCCCCGACAACCCGACCGCAGAAGATGTCAGCAACTTGCGCCAGCTTCAGTTTGAGCACGAAGAACGCCTGCTCGAGCTGGGTATTGAGAAGGCAAAGATGGAGCTGGCTGAGCTGGAGCTGTTTGCCAAAGCGGCGCAGAACGAAGACGATAACGTCACAGACCGCTGGAAATCAGACATGAATAGCGATTCTTGGCTGTCCAAGAACATCCGCCCTATGAGCTTGATTGCTATCTTTTTGGGTTACTTTTTGTTTGCCATGATGAGCGCCTTTGGGTACAACGCCAATGAATCCTACGTCACCTTGCTGGGTAACTGGGGGATGTTAATCATGGGCGCTTACTTTGGCGGCAGGACTGTTGAGAAACTTGCAGAAATGAGGAAGAAATGAGCCTTAACACTGAACAAGCCGCGTTTTTGCTGGACATGTGTAAGTTAATCCAGTACGCTACAGACCAAGGATTTGTGGTGACCGGCGGGGAACTGGCGCGTACCCCCGAACAGCAAGCCATTTATTTTAAGACGGGGCGTTCCAAGACTATGAATTCCATCCATCTGAAGCGCTGTGCCATAGATTTGAATTTTTTTAAGGATGGAAAGATCATTTGGGATAAAGGCATTCTCGCGCCATTGGGTGCTTACTGGGAAACCTTGCACCCTAAAAATCGATGGGGAGGATCATTTAAGTCTTTGGTAGATTGCCCTCACTTTGAACGTAACGTTGGTTAAAAATGCCACTTTCCAAGATCCTATTTAAACCGGGTGTCAACAAAGAAAATACCCGATATACCAACGAGGGTGGTTGGTATGAGGTTGACAAGGTACGCTTTCGCCAAGGCACTCCAGAAGTTATTGGTGGCTGGCAGCCGTTTTCCGCTGCTACGTATCAAGGCGTATGCCGGTCTTTGTGGAACTGGGTAACACTTGGCGGTAATAATCTACTTGGCGTTGGTACAAACCTCAAGTTCTACATCAATCAAGGTGGTCTTTACTACGACATCACGCCTATTCGGGCGTCTTCCACAATTAACAACAACCCGTTTGTAGCTACAAATGGTTCCACCACAATCACAGTAACAGATACAAATCATGGTGCGCTGACAGGAGATTTTGTTACGTTCAGTGGCGCTGTTAGCCTTGGCGGGAATATTACGGCTACGGTATTAAATGCGCAGTATCAAGTCACAGTCCTCACTGCAAACACATACACATTCACAGCTTCGGCTACGGCAAACGCAACGGATGCTTCTGGCTCCCCCGGCGGCGGTGCTTCTGTTGTAGCTGCATATCAAATTGGTGTTGGCCCTGCCATTCCTACTCCTCTCGTAGGTTGGGGCGCTGGTAGTTGGGGTCAGTCGGCTACAACATGGGGCAATGGCGGTACATCTACGTCAGCACTTCGTTTGTGGAACCAAATCAACTACGGACAAGACTTGGTCTACGGCCCCCGCACCGGCGGTATTTACTATTGGAATGCAACTAACACTGTTACTACCCGTGGTGTATTACTCAATACGCTTGGCGGTACAGTATCTTTTACAAATGCTTCTCCTACAGTTGTTACTGCAACTGTTCTTTATACCGAAGGTGCTGCGCTTCAATTTTCTGGCGGCTCGTTACCAAGCGGCGTGTCTGCGGCAACTACGTACTATGTGTTCCAAGTTAATGGACTTACATTTAACTTAATAGATGTCTTAGGTAACGTAATCAATACATCTAGTTCAGGCACAGGCACAGTATCTTTAATTGTGGATGTACCTACAGTTCAGAATAACATCACGGCGTCTGACACCTCACGTTTTATAATTGCGTTTGGGTGTAACGACTACGGCTCAAACGTGTTAGACCCCATGTTAATTCGCTGGTCAGCGCAAGACGATATCTACAACTGGACACCGTCAATTACAAACCAAGCGGGTAGCATTCGTATATCTCATGGCTCAGAAATTGTAGGTATTGTACAAACTCGTCAAGAGATTGTGGTGTTTACCGACGCATCTCTATATTCACTTCAGTATCTTGGCCCTCCTTATGTTTGGGTGCCGCAGCTTCTTGGTGACAACATTTCTATCATGAGTCCTAACTCGGCTGTAATTGCTTCAGGCATTGTGTATTGGATGGGCGTTGATAAGTTCTATATGTACGATGGCCGCGTGCAAACGCTTAACTGCGATCTGCGCCGCTATGTGTTTGGTGACCTTAACCAAGAGCAAGCGTTACAAGTGTTTACCGGGACAAACGAAGGCTTCAATGAGGTCTGGTGGTTCTACTGCTCGGCTAGTAGTACTGCGGTAGACAGATACGTTGTCTACAATTACCTTGAACATGTCTGGTACTACGGAACTATGTCACGTACCGCGTGGTTGGATTCCGGTTTGCAACCTGTTCCTATTGCGGCAAACTACGTCACTGCCACGCTCACAGGTAACTTGATTAACCATGAGACAGGCTTGAACGACAATACAACCGGCACCGCTACTGCAATTAATGCTTACATCAGCTCGTCTGAGTTTGATATTAACGACGGTCATAACTTTGGTTTTGTGTGGCGCGTCCTACCTGATTTAACTTTTGGGAATGCCACTAACAGCCCTGCCGCCGTTGCCCCACAGGTAACCATGACGTTGTACGGTCTAACCAATTCGGGTTCTGGAACCACAAGCAGCGCTGACGGCACAGTCGTGAAGGGTAGTACGTATGTTATTACCGAAGAGTTCACGGGGCAAATTTATACTCGTATGCGCGGTCGCCAGATGATATTTAAGATTAGTTCTAACCAAGTTAATACAACATGGCAACTGGGCGCACCTAGAATTGACATCAGACCTGACGGCAGACGCTGATGACAACAAAAAATAGGATCGTTAATCCAGCCCCACCTAGCTTACCGTTGGGCACGGAACAGTACGAACGCCGTTAGACCGTACAACGTCATGGTTACCTGTGGGGCA